ACGGAAAGCCATTTGGCTCCAAGTTCGCAGCCAACAGACACAGTGAAGCACATGATCCCGGCGCAGATAAAATGGGCGACGGTGACAAGAAAGCAAGCCCTGAGACCCCGAGTGAAGACAAAGAAATGCCACGCACAATGAACTCTGGGGAAGCCAAGTTTTCTAACAAGGAAGCAAGCAAAGGTGTTCCCGATGTTGCTGAGCCCAAGGCAATGGACTTGGACGAAGGAAGCCCTGATGTTGATGCAGACCCAGAAAAGTCGCGCACAGACGAAGAGGGCGAGTCCACAGGCGAAGACACAGTTCCAGACGACGTTAAAGATGCGGCCATGCAACATGGCAGTGCATCAAAGATCGTAGTAACCCACGACAAGGACACAGGACGACACGCTGTAGCCAGTCAACATGCAGACGGTCACATGCACCAGTCCATTCACAAAGATGCAAAGTCAGCGCATGCGGCAGCTAGACACCTTGGTATGCCACAACAGCAAGCGGAGCCAGAACCAGACGAGTACTCACATCTGCTCGACGGAGTAAAGTAATGTCCTACACGACTAAAGACGGAAAAAAATACGGCTCAGCTTACGTAGGTAAGCGCAAGGATATGGAGCATGCCTCCAAAGATGGCGGCGGGATGCCTAAAGAGGATTCCGATTACGAAGCTCCCGGCCAGCCGACGTATGAGTCTACGTCCATGAATCACGGTGGAGACGAAGTTAACACTTCAGGAGCCGATGCCAAGAGCCACAATCCACGAGACACTGCAGCCGATGCCGCAACTCCAAGCGAGACTGTACAACATCATGGAACTGCTTCGCAGGTTGAGTACTCACACGACCACGAACGGGGGGAGCACCAAGTTCATGCCAAGTTTGAAGATGGGCATGAGCACCACGCATCGTTCACCGACCCCGCTCTGGCATACGAGGCAGGTGGGGAACTACAGGCAGACAGCGTGAAAAGACGTACACACCCCGACCAACAGGGCGCAAGTTCCGAAGGGGACAACGATGAAGTTCCCCAGCACGAAGCCATGGAAACGGCGTAAAATTTTAATACCTCAGGGCTAGCGCAGAATAGGAAAAAAAATGCCAGCTTTTAGCAAAGATGGGAAGGTCATCAACCTGTTCGACAACGTTAGTTGTCAGGGAATGATCTCAAGTATCACAGGTTCAGGGGCGTTGGCTTTGGTAACTGTACTGCCCTTATTGACCACAAGCACTGTAGTAGTTCAGGCAAACGACTGTAGAGCGGTACAACATGCTGAGCCATTGCCGGGACAAACTGATGCAGCCAGCACGTACCCTGCTACAGGCATAGCGGGAATGTACTTTGGCGTAGCAGGAGAACAGGTAACAATCCTAGGCACTGTCACAGCCATAACTGGTACAGGAAACACTGCTCTACTGACAGTTACCTGTGCAAGTTCAGGACGTTCAATTGTAGTCCCAAGTGGATCGTGTGCATCTGCATCGGATAACGCAGGGGTACAATAAAAGTGCCGTGGAATGAAGTGATGGACAAGTGGAAGTCAGGCAGCTTGAAGAGCGGTAACAAGGAAACAGGAAAGCCTGTAAAGAATCAAAAGCAAGCGGTAGCAATAATGCTATCCGAGAAGCGTGCCGCAGAGGGTGGCAAGTCCGAATACAAAGCAAAGTCCTCTGGACTAGGGAGAAAGAAATGAACGGGTTAGGAAGAAAGAAACCAACTTCTACCGAGATAACACCTGCACCATCCATGGACTCTACTCCAGTACCGTCGTGGATGAGCGGCGAGGCTCCTATGACACCACCCAAGAAAAAGAAAGGCCCTCGCATTGATAGCGGGGGACAGTTAAGCAGAAGTGCAATGAGGGCAGCATAATGTCAATAGGAATGGCAAGACCGAAATCCAAACTGCCGAATCCTTCTACAAACATGAAGTTCTCTACTAAGCAAGATTACATGTCCGAAGTAATGGGAGCACCCTCTACCAAGAAGGAGAAGTAAATGATAGGACATAAGCAACACAAAGTGGACCTAGGTTCCAAGGGATCGTTCAGCGTCAGCAAGGGTGGGCTACACCGTGCGCTAGGTATTCCCGAGGGAAAGAAATTATCGGCTGCACAAAAAGAACCCAAACCCGGCGACAGTGAACATGTTAAGCATATGAAGGCATCGGCCAAAGGATTTGCGGCTATGCGGCACTAAGGAGAGAGACAATGGCTGATGTTATTGCAACATCCCAAGAAGTTGGGGCAGGGGCTGATGTAAAAAACAAAGCCAGCGAAAAGTCCGAAGACCCTAACGACAGTCCCTTAGGCGTTTACGCACCCTTCCCATATAGCCCAGAGCCGTTCGCTCAGTTAAGTGATCTTGCGCGTGGCGCTCTCATGGGGTTAGACAATATAGCCACCAGAACCGACACCGCAGCACGGCGTATGGAAGTAGAGCAAGCATGGGAAGCACTACACTTTGAGCGCGGTTATCAACATCTTCTGCGAGGTAAGCAGGGTGGATGGATGCTGCCCGGCGCAGGTACAGGTTTCGGGGCCAAAGACCAGAGAAATACAAACACCATTTACGACACGAATATCTACGGACCCAAAGGTGACATCATCGTCGCTGCATTATCTAGGGAAGTTCCCAAGATAGAATTCTTCCCTGTGAACCCAGAGTACGGCCCAGACAGAGTCGCAGCAGAAGAGGCCGAAAGGTTCAAAGAGATTTGGGCACGAAATAACAATCTTCACGCGCTGCTTACTGAGTGCTCCAGAATCTTCTGGAATGAAGACCGAGTGTTGATGTGGACGCGGTATGAGTTGAATGGACAGAAATACGGTTTCGAGGGAGAGACAGAGGTACCAACTGTTCCCGAGAATGTATTTGATGAGCCCACCCCAGAGCCCACAGGACAAGACACACTCAACGATATTTTGGATGAAGAGAAATCAGAAGTAAGTGGCACCGAAGAAGGAGATTCAGGAACAGACTTGCTGGACGAGGCGGGAAACTCAGGAGACGACCGCAAACCTTTAGGACGAGAAGTAACCACAGTGCACGGAAAGTTGGACCATAAGGTCCCTATCGCTGTTGATGATTTCTCTCTCATGCAGTTTGTGCAGTTGTCATTTGACTTAGACGTGGCAGTCGTACGTGGAATGTTTCCATGGATCTCAGAAAAGATCAATCCCGGCACAGATGGGATGTCCGAGACTCAGCTAGACAGGATCGCAAGAGAGAACGTACGCCAAGCAGTAGTCGGCGCATACGTCACTGGCGACTCTCTGAATCGACACAGTACAGTAAAGTTTTCGTGGTTTAGACCCTCCATGTTCTTGGATGCCTCAGTAAGCGACGAAGCCAGAGCAGAGTTGCTGGAAGCATTTCCTAACGGAGCACTTTTAGCCAGAGCAGGTGCAGAGTACGCATTCTCAAGAAACGAGAGTGTTGACGATCACATTGTAATCGGCCACCCGTGGACAGGTAAGGGACAGAACCGAAGAGCTATGGGCTCAATGCTCATCTCTGTTCAGAAACGAATTAACGACTGGGTAGACTTGTTGGACGACTTCTTTAAAAGAACCGTCCCCAAGAAGTGGATGAACGCTGAAGCCTTCGACATGGAAGCTCTAAAGACTCAACCCAATGTCCCCGGCAGCACCGGACCATTCCAAGTACAACCGGGGTTGACCAGTGCTGACCAGTACATTATGGTTGAGCCGACACCAGCACCGCAAGCTGCCCTGCCTGACTTTATCAAGTGGTTCATTACCAGTTTGTCCGAAGAAATTTCGGGAGCACTACCGTCACTGTTCGGAGCAGCAACCGGAGAGAACACGGTAGGTAACGCAGTAATTCAACGTGACCAAGCACTGCAACGCGTAGGATGTCCATGGAACTCAGTACAGGATATGTTCGCAGCCGCAGGGCAACAAGCCGTAAAGTGTGCGGCTGAATGTCGAGATGGAAAGGTTATCCGTCAGAATATTAAGGGTAAGGGCAACGTTTCAGTTAACACTGCAAACTTGTTGGCAGGAAATGTTCTTTGTTATGCAGAGAGCAATCCCGCTTTCCCAGAGTCATGGCAACAGAAAGAAACAAAGCTGATGGATTTGATAACTAAGGGCTCCTCTAACCAAGCGTTGAATGCTCTTATCTTCTCTCCATCTAACTCGATAGAACTTGTGAGCGCACTTCGTATGAAGGGCTTCAAAGTTCCCGGCGCATCCTCTGCTGCAAAGCAGCGTAACGAATTCGAAGTACTGTTACGGTCTGGGCCCAAAGACAATCCGCAACTGCAGCAGATGCAGGGCGCATTGAAACAGGCACAAGAAGGTATGCAACAGGCGCAGATGACTGGACAACCAGTTCCTCCGCAAGCTGGACAGATGGTGCAACAGTTACAGGGTGCAATGAAGTCTCTACCGCCGCAAGTGAGCACAGTCACAGTTGCAACCGATGAGAGTGAGAACCATGTCGTAGAAGCTAATGAGTGCTTTGAATGGCTCAATAGCACAGAAGGACAGAAGTTCCACTACGGTTCCCCTGAACAACAAGCAGGTTGGGCAAATATACATCTTCACTGGGCAGCGCACCTAGCAATGGCCAAGAAGATTGCAATGGCTAACAAGCCACCCGACAAACCACCTTCCGAGTCTATATCGGTTGACGTTAGTAAGATGCCACCACCAGTAGCAGTGCAAGCACTCGCTAAGATGGGCATCCAATCTAACCCGGGCGTATTCCAAGCGCAAGCCGACCAAGCCCTGCAGCATAAGGTAGCTCAAAAAGCCATACCGAATGCACTTGAGCATGGAAGTGAGCCAGCGCAACCACAACAGCCGCCTGAGGGTGGCCAACCGCGTCAACTACGGCGTTAAAAGAGCGGGGCAGATAAACACTGCCCTGCTTCAGTAAACACAGGAGCAACATGACTCAAAAACTTGTCGGTCTTCTTGTGCGCCATGGCGACACGGAAGTCAACGAATCGAATAAATTCAGAGGCAGACTTGATCCCGCCCTCAATACCAAAGGGA